TGCAATCAATATTACATCAATAATGGTTTCTAGTTTATTTTGTTATTTTCTAACGCCAATCGTTGACTTTCAACAAAACGCAGACACCGCTAACTCCTAGTGGTATAATTTATCAAGAGGAGTGTATTGCAGATGATTATGATCATGTTATCCCGCAAGCTGGGCGAGCTTAGGGTAACACAGGCTGAACTTGCCGCAAAGACAGGAATACGTCCAAATACTATAAACGACTTATTCCACAATGTTGCCGAACGGGTCAGTCTTGAACACCTTGATAAAATCTGCGAGGCGCTGGACTGCGACCTGTCGGAAATTGTTGTGTATACCCCCAATACGAGCAAGACCGTCGATAAGTGCGAAAGTCAGAGCGTTTACAAACAAAAGGTGTGAGAGATCCCCGACTGAGAACAGCCGGGGATTTTCTTGTGCAAAAAACACTTGACATTGCACCCGATTGAGTGTATAATATAATTGCACTCAATCGAATGTACTTGAAAGGAGTATGATTTATGGATTTAAGCGGATTTCAGATGTGCCATCTATCCGATGATGCACACAGTATCCTAAGAGAAAAGCGTGTAATCCTCGGACTAACCCAGCAACAGGTAGCTGACAAAGCAAAAGTTGTTCTGCAGCAGTATCAGAAGTTCGAAAGCGGGGAACGTAATATCATGACCTGCTCATTTAGTATTGCATGCCGTGTCATTGAGGCGTTAGGCATGGATATCACAGACTTCTACCACGGCAAGTATGCATTTGGAGAAGAGGTATATTCTTCGCCAGAAGGCTTGCGATACAAGAAAACCGGAAAGCTCACATCAGAAGACGTAAAATAAAAAAACGCCGCCCTCAAGGAAATTACCTCAAGGGCGGCGCACTTATTTATATTATACCTCTTCAGTTTTCACTGTGAAACCCATCGCGTTCAGCGGACCAGTAGTGGCCGGAAGTTCAGATTTCGTGACTACTTTTGTGGCAGTGACGCTGTATTTCTGATTAGGGAGCTTGTTCTTGCCTTCTTTGCGGATTTTCGAGGCAAACCCCGTGTAACCCCAGTTGCAGTCACACTGTCCGATGATTCCGGGAACTGCTCCGACACCCTGCACATCGTAGTATTTATGACCAGCAACCGAGTGCTGCCACATATCGTACTTGGTGATGTACTTCTTGACCTTTGCCTCGGATATGTACGCGGCAAGCCACAGGGGATAATCCTTCAGCTCATCGAAATTGAGGTGGCAGCATATCCAGTTGACGTTCGTGTACAGCATCGGCTGATAGTTATGCGCGGCTATCGTGTCCATGAAGGCCTTGCACATCGCTGTGCATACAGCCTTGCCGAGTTTATACTGCGACTCCATCTCAAGGTCGTAAGCTATCGGATAGGTGAACTTCCCGTCCAGCTTGTTTGCCTTTATCGTGCTGATAAGCCACTCTGCCTCTGCCTTAGCCTGTGCCGCATTCTTGGCGGTGCTGAACAGGTACACACCAACATATAAGCCGGCGGCCAGACAGCCCCGAACGTGCTGCAAGAAATACTTGTCCATATTCGTACCGTATGCAGCCCGAATCATAGCGAATTTGACAGGATATCCGAGGATTTTTCCGGACTTGAGAGCTGCATAATCGCCATTGGGCTGACAATAGCTGATGTCGACACCTGCATACTTAGCCATTATTCCTCACCATCCTTTTTATCTTCACGTTCTGATTTCTTTTTCAAGACCTCAATTGCCTTTGTAATGACTGAAGGAATAGGTACACCCATCAGTCCGGCATTTTCGATTATGGAGATAGTTTCATTTGCAATAAATGCAATGACAGTCGCGTCCCGAATGAAATTAGACCCCATGATCATATCAAGCCGGCAGGCAACAAGAACAACGAGCAGAGAAACTCCTTTTCTGCAAAGTCCTTTCCAGCCTGCACGGCTCTCCAATGCGCCATTCTCTGTCTTTTCGGACTTGTGAAATACTCCAGCGACAATAAGACCTGTCGCATAATCAACGCCCATGAAAATCAGCAGAGTGATCAGCGCGGCGTCAAAGCCACCAAAAAAACTTGCAATAGTGCTTCCTACCACGCCAATTGCGGTACAAATTCCGTCTTTCATATCATTGCCTCCAGTTCGTTTATCCTAGCGCGCCAGCCTGCACGCTCTGCAAGCTTGTCCGCGTATTCTTCTCGTGTTGCAGCACCCTCCGCTATTTTTGCGGAGATGTAGTCTGTCCCTGCAAGCTTCTGCTTGAGGTCGGCAATCTCAACTGCCGCAGAAACCCTCGCACGCTCTGGGGCTTTTTCCTCATCGGAGCGCAGAACCGGAACACTTCCTGACAGCTTGTAGTTGTAAATTGCATCCTCGTCAGTAAGCCCTCGCTCAAGGTAGCAACCCTGGGCGTGATGAAAGCGGTCGCCCCCGCCCCGGTCAATCTCCGTCCACCCGATACCGTCAACAAACGCGCTGGAGTTGATTGCTGTTATCACGCCGTTCTCGTCCACTTTTGCAAAAACTATGTATTCGCACTCATCCATGATTAACCTCCTTAAAGCTCAGCCGAAATGTCGATGTAGCTGTCTGCGTCACGAAGCTGGCCGTAACACGGCTCAACCAGTCCTGCACCATCGTTTATAACAAGCCCCATGCATATTGTGTTTTCGCTGAGGATAGGACTGTCTATCAGATCACCTAAAGCATATGCGTCCGCACCAAGCTTAGTAGGCGTATTAAGATACAGCGTTCCGTGAACTGTCACAGTAGGACGCTCCACGCCATCTCTCATCGAAACAGGCAGCGCCTGGGAAAGCCTTGCTCTGTTCGTTGATGAGGTAAACCCTGTCCCAAACCATCCGTATCTCGTTCCGAACCTTACAAAGTAACGCTGGCACTTTACAAGCTCCGTTGCCGGGTCAGGTGGTACAAATGCGGTTGCGTCGCCGCCAATCTCCAGCTTGACCCATGCAAGTTTTAGGGAGTTTCCGGCCTCGGTGCCCTTGTTAATTCCTACGGACACTGCGGAGATGTACTCGCCCTCGGAAAGGTCAACCGATACTTTATTTATCCCCTTGTGAAGCAAGGAAGTGTAATAGCTGTCGATGTAATCTCCAGAAGCGTTCACAGTGCGGATTCTCGCCGCCCATACCCCTGATACTTCCAGGACGTTCAGAGAGAGTGTGTATTTCCCGGGAGCAAGCGGATTTTCGATTTTCTGCCAAAAAGCATGGGTGTTTGAATCTGGATTTATGGCTGATGTAATAAGTATGCCATCGGCATTTGGTCTTACAGAGCATTTATTTCCCTCAATGTACCATCCGTCCACTGTATAACCGCTGGAATATTCGTCCTGTCCGCGCTGATTTACCAGGAAATCAGGATTTATAAGCAGATACGGATTTACGGGATTCACATAATCTGCGATATCAGCAACAGTGTGAGTATGCCCCACATCCGACTTGTCACCAAGCCTTTTCTCCAGTTCAGCCCTAGTTACAAACGCCAGACTGCTGACATTAACATTAACATCGTAGGTCTGCGAAAGTGCGATAACCGCCGTGAATATCTCCATAAAGTCCGGATAATCAACCGACGACGGTATTTCCTCGCCGTTCGCGTCCTGATATATCGCGAACAGTACCTCTGTTTCGCCGTCAGAGGCATAAACACCGACCTGTTTAAACGTGCAGGCTTCCGATAAGCTGTCATTGCGAATCTGCAGCTTTAGCTGTAAACCACTGCTGCCGTCAAGCCTTACCTGTTCCGCAATCAGTACAGTCACATCAGGCAGTGCCGAGGAAAGCTCTGGCTGGTCTTTGAGTGCAGCGGATTCTACATGCCCGCTGCCCACAGCCGCTCTTGACAAAGTCAGCACCTTGCCCGATGTCAGGGATTGTTCGAGCAGTTCCAGCCCGACATCCGTTATTGCGTTGTCATTCCATGTTGCCATCATTAACCTCCGCATATATAGTTTTTACCTTGCCGCCCAGTTTGGTTCCGGCATGGACATCAGCAGCGGCAGTGATTTCAGCAATACGCGGGTCGTAAATTATACCGCGTAAATGCTTGATTTTGCCGCACATCAAAGTCTTAACATTAACGCCCGTTTTCGCGTCGATGTCAATAATGAAAACTGTTTCATCAAGCACGGAACGGATATTTTTATAATAATTTACCTTGGCCAGGACCCGTTTGCGCTTCTCCTCGTCGCTGCCGCTGTTCCATATGTAGATTTTGAAATGAAAAGGAGGACCGTTGTATTGATTCCATTCAACGACCTGGACATTTTCATAAATACTCCGCAAAGCAGTTTCAACCGCATACTTAGTGCCTTTGTATTTGTGGACAAGAAGACACTCCTTGACTGCCTGCCGCTTGCTCTCAATTGACGAATCTGCCTCATACCACTGTATCTTTAAATCAACGGCGAGAATATCAAGGACATCTTCGGGGAGTTCATCCACCCTCGGAAAGACAGCCGCATACTCTGATTGAGCCGCCACCTTGACAAGTTCACCCGCAACAGTGTCCGCGAGTTTGACCTTGTCCGTGTCGCGGGTAAGCGAATACGGAAAGGCGGCAAGCAGCGCGTCTTTTTCTGTGATCAGCTTACTCATCTTCGTAGCCTCCGTTCGTTATCACGGATTTTGCAAGGTCGGTATGCGCTACCTGCGGGGTAAGGCGGCCAGAACCGTCACGAAGCGAAACGAACACTGGCGACTTGATATCAACACGCTTTGCACCAGTATCCTTAAGCAGCCACATGAGCCGTGACGGATTTATATCCCGGCCAATTTTCCTGCACTGCCACTCCACATATTCCTCAATTGCGCTGCGTATTGCCGCTTCGATCTCCGCCGCCGACTTCTCGGAATTGCGGTCGATATAGTATGTAAGATCTACGCTGAACTCAACGACAAGCGGGTCGAGAACCTCAACAACGTCCGTAAGCGGTCTGACCTTATCGTCATTGCAGGCGGCAAGTATAGCGTTCTTCGTTCCATCATCGGCGATTTCGCCGTTTGTCATTATCGCGAAGATGTTCACATATCCCGGCTTGTCCTTGGGACTTATCGCGCACACGTCCGCTATGCTTGTTGATACCGCCTTTGCATGGTACTCATAGGCTCCCTTCGGGCCGGCGGTGCTGAATGCCTCCAGCCCCGCTTTCATAAGCTCATAGTATTCATCGTCAGACGCGCGTTCCGCACCGCTGTGGGACGTTTCCACATTTTCACAAGACAAAAAATACATAACATTATCTACGTCCACAAGCTTATTGATCTGCCCGGGCGCGTAGCCGTTACCGACTTCGCCCTCCGTTTCGCAGACAATCGGAACATCGACCGTGACCTCCCCGATATCTACCGCCGCATCCTCTGTGACTGTCCACATGAGCGCCCCGCTGCTATCGGTGACCCTTGTTCCCTTGGGTATCGGTATCGCCGTTTCCTGCGGCGCTGACAGCGTAATGCGCACCACGCATTCCGCCGGCTTTGCTTCCGGTCTTGTCACATTGTATATCATCTCTCCGAGTGCGTCGAGGTTTTCACCCGCCGCCCGGGACGGCAGGTTCTGATTTGCCGCGTAATTCACGATTATGCGCTGCTGTATGATTATCCCGGCGACCCACTGAATGAACAGTTTATCAGGATCCGCCGGCAGCAGTGTGTGTCCTGTGAGTTCCTCATACTTGGCGGTAAGGTCTGCAACGACTTCCGCGCTGTCGGTCGAAACAAACTGATAATCAGTCGCTCTGCTCATCTGCTATGCTCACCTCCACCGTTAATGCCATTGTGCCGTCTGCTGATTTTTCAAAATACACATCGTCCAGCTTGGCACGCGGCTCAAATTCTTCAAGCGCGTCCGATATCTCCACAAACGCTATCGTTTCCGCAGCGTCGATAGGCTTGTCCACGAACTCCATAGGCAAGCCGAATTCTCTGTGCATGGGCACCGTTCCGCGCTTGGTATTCAGCAGGAGCGCGATGTTCTGCAGTACGGAAAGCAGTTCACCGTCCTGCTGCAGGGAAAGCGAGTAACCATCGGCGGCGCTTACCTTGTATGACATTTCATCGCCCCTTACTTGTTGTATTCTTTGAGTGTTATCGCTACCCCAGCGGTTATAAGCTCCGATTTTTTACCGTAGATTTCCTCGGTAACGTTAAGTTTCGTAATCACCCAGCGATAGTTGCCTATCACCCTCTTGCCGATCACGAATTTAAGCGTTTTGCCGGTCTTTTTGTACTTTTTTAGCTTATCCAGTTCCTCAGCGACTTTAACGCCGAGAATCTGCGAAAGCGTCATGTTGAACGAAACCGTATCCGCGTCATTTCCCGTGAACTCAATGATCTCATTCCCGCAATGCCGCTTGTGACTTCCGTAAGACGCGGAACTGCTTATTTTCAAGCCCGAAAAAGTTTCAACTTTGTTTGTTGAAACTGTGAAAACAACTTTCCCAAGACTGCCGACTTTCACGTCAAACCTCCCATGATAATGCCGTCGCCGTTGAATTCATCGTTGTATTCGCACACCACAGTCTGACCGATAAACGGCAACCAGCCGTATATCTTAACCGTGATTTCATGCGTGTGCACACAGCCGCCTGCACATTCGATGTCCGGCGACTTCCCGCTGATCTCATCAGGGTGGCTCTTGGTGTATTCCGCGCCGCTGTTCAGCTCCCGGTCGGCTGACGCGTGTTTCTCACTGATAGTCCACGCTTTTCCATCCGATTTCAGCGCAAACGTCACTAACGATGAATGATTGAGGACAGGCAGCCAGTCCGAAACGATGTCCACATCGGGAAACCTGACCCTTGCCATTCGCTTTTTAACGTCCACAACGGTGACCGTTCCGATTCTAAACATGTCAACCTCCGTAAAGTATCTGATTTACCCGCGCCTGCACCTGCTCATAGCTGTGTCCAGCGGCTTCAAGCAGTTCTTTGCGCTTGGGATATACGTCCCATTCGCCCCGGATCACCTGCATAGCCAGCTCCTGTATCTCATCGCTGCTGTCTGTCTTGCCGCCGCTCGTGCTCTCGCTTTCCGAAAGGCACTTTCTGAGCGTGACCTGCGTAGTATAGCCGCTAGAAGATATGCTGTGTTTTGCGGACTTGACGATGTACTTACCATCGCCAAACCCGAAATCACAAAGTTCCACCGTGTTTCCTGCGGCAAGCCTGGGATCTCCGGGGAACGTAAACGTTCCGGTGATCTCAAATTTGTTGTGCAGACGGAGCAGCTTGTGTGACAGCTCCTGCGCCTCTGCCTTGCTTGATACGCGCTGACATACCTGTAAGCATTGCTGATTGTCGCTGTTTTCGTTGTAGTTCTCCGCATATTCGGTTGCCGAAATGACCGCGCCGCTCGTAGTTGTGTAGTACACCCGGCATGAGGTGTAACAGTTGTTCGTGCCAGTGGACAGCTTGTACTTGGTGTAGCCGCCCTCCTCGCCGAATTTTATCTTTTTGACCGCCTTTTTTCCCTCGTAAGCCGCCTGGTCGAACACCACAAAGATATTGTTGGTGGCTTTCAGGGAGCAGCCGGCATGGTGGCACAACTTCTGCAGAAAAGCAATATCAGAGGTCTGATACTGCTCCACGCGGGAATACCTCGGATTGAACTCGCTTTCAAAAAGCACTCCCATTCCGTTCTGCCGCGCTATCTGACCTGCTATCTCTGAAAGTGTGATGTTCTCCCACGACTTGGATTTCAGCGTCTGCCGCACGGTATTGCTGAACGAAAGCGATGTTGCCTTGATGGTGACGGTCGCCGGCGGGCCCTGTGCATCTATGCTGTCCAGCTCGAACTGACCGCAGTCAAGCACTGCGTCCTTGCCGTCGTTGTTCCTGTTTCGGAGTACAATGACGGCGGATATCTTAAGCCCCTTACCAGTCTGAATCTGCGTGTTAGCCGTGCTGCCAGACTTCTTGGAGCTTGAACTTTTTGTGGAGCTTGAAGAACTCGAAGAGGACGAAGAACCGCCCCCGCCGACGGATTTAAGATTGGTACCCTTTATGTATCCATTCTTGCCGGAATAGGTGATTTTCGCCCAGCTCGAATAAAATCCGTTAACCTCAACGATAGTGCCGTAAGGGAGCTTGCCGATCACCTTGTATTTCTCGCCTGCTCCCTTGCGAATATTTACGCCCGTTGAGGCGGTCACTCTGTATCTCGGTTTATCGGTACCCCCGCTGGCCGAGGAACTCGAACCTGAAGACGTTGATGTCTTTGTGCTGCCCTCCGGCGCGGCGGATATCACCGAACCGCCCAGCGCACCGCCATCAATTATGCTGTTCAGCCATTTCCGCAGCCATTTGCCGTCACGGTCGCAGACCTTTATCTGCAGGTCGTCAGCCTCGTCCTCTTCGTTGTCCGTGTATGTGAAAGAAAGCCAGTCCTTATTCACATACACGGATATGTCCACGCCGTTAAGAACTACCTGTGTTTCAGCACGGCGCGCAAGGTGCTTGTCGCTCATCCGCTCGCCTTCTTCCACGGCGGCAGGTCGTCCGCCGTTATTCTGTCCTCAACATCCGGGACACCGAGGACAACGCCCTCCGAAAAGATGTAGATGTATCGGTATTCAGGATTGGCATTAATAAGCACGTCCGTGAATTTCACATCTCCGTACACCTGGTGGGATATACTGTCCCACATATCCCCCTGCTGCGTCGTATATGTGCTCAAGCGTACACACTCCTTTGCCTGTCTATTCCCGCTTCCTCAAGCGCGTCCCTAACCATGTCAACAAGTCGCTCGGACATCTCCTGCAGCTTTTCCTCGGTCATATCGCTAACTTCTCCGTTCACGACAAACTGGGGCGCTATGGTGATCTGCGCACCCGAGCCGCCGGAAAGCAGCGCCCTGGTGTTATCCGCGTCAACGACTCTTTCACCGCCGCGCATAGCCACAAGTTCCGGTCCTTCCTCGCCTACAAGGGCAATGCCATTTTCTGCGTAGTCAGTACCGCTTGCATAAGCGTTCTCAATATCATGGAAACCGCGCACGCTTCCCTCATACGCCTTGTCAGAAGCGCTCGCCCCTGCCAGGGCCTGTGCAGCGGCCGCCGCAACAATATCCGCCGCTGTGGTGACCGAGCCTTTCCCTGCAAGGATAGCGTCAGCATAAGCCTGTATCGTAGCTTTTGCCGCTTCTTCTGCCTGGTCGCTCAGTTTCATGTCCTCGACGGCTTTTTCCATGTCGTCAACGATACCGTCCATTGTATCATCGATATCGACCTTGTAATCGGCAAGCGATTTCGAAACCTCTTCCTGCGCCTTTTTCTGCTCCTCAAAGTTCGTGACCATGGTTTTCAGTTCTTCATCGGTCGCGTCAGCCATGCCGGCGATGACGTTCACCGAATCAGAAGAACCGTCCGCGAACGAGGCAATCACATCTCCTAAACCCTCAATATCGCCCGTCCTCTTGGATAGCGACTCAAGGTTATAGTTGTAATTGTCCCAGTATTCTGTCTGCGAAGAAAGCGCGTCATTGATAGTCTGAATGCTTGTCGGTAGAGTTTCCTCAGCATTTGTCCAAAGGTTGTATTGACCATTTACACTGTCGTAAGCCGCCTGATATGCGTCGTTGTAAGCCTGCAAAAGCTCGGTTGTCTGGTCGGTGACGTCGTTTACCGCTATGGATACCGCGTCATATGCGGAAACCATCTGCTCAGAAGCACCGGAAATTACATCGCTGTATTCTATGCCGACGCTTTCGCACTCAGCAATAGCCGCGTTGACCTCTGCCAAATCAGAAAGAACCTTGCTTCGTTCTTCTGATGCCTTGTTAAGATCCTGTGTATAGTCACTCTTTCCGAAGATGTTTCCGAGAAACGAGTAATCAAGAGTATTCTCAACGAAACTCTTTTCTCTGAAATAAGCCTGATTATAAGCAATCTCGGCTTTTTCAGCCTGCTCCTGCAGTTGCTGCTGCTTGATAGTCAGTTCTGCAATATTATCCTGTGCCGCTTTGTACTTTGCCTGTATGCTGTCAGAACCCGCCGCCCTGTCGATAGCACCAGAAAGACCGTCCAGTTTGCCTGTAACATTCTCAACGGTCAGCCCAAGGTCAGGATACAGCTCATTCAGCTTTTCAAGAATCGGCTGCATAAGCGCTTCTTTATGTGCCGCCGTTTCTGATGAAGAAGCTATATCTTTCAGCTTTGCCGCCAGTATTTGTGCCTGCTCCTGCTGATCAGCAATTGAATTGGTTCCCTCATGGTACGAGGAAAGCAGGTCAGATGTGGAGTCATGCAGAGAATCTATCTCCGAATACAATTCCGAAACGGAAAAAGACTGCTGCTCAATAGTCGCGGTCGCTTCGTCAAGGTCATATTTCAGAGCGCGTGCCTGGTCTGAGGTTTCGCCGTATGTATCGCAGGCGGTCTGATAGTCGCTGTTAAGCTGTTCGACCCTGTCCTGCTGTTCCTGCGAAGCTGTTGTCAGTGTCAGCGTTTCAAGCCTTGCCGCTTTCGTTGCCTCAGAGTAACCGATGATTCCCGCCGTAAGTGCAACGACCGACACAGCAATAATACCCGCCGGATTCGCAAGCATTGCCGCATTCAGCTTCATTTGTGCGCCAGCGGCGGCAAACTGTGCCGCCACGTTCTTTGAAAGGTTGATATTCAGCAGCATGAGCAAGCCGTTCTCGCTTGCCTTTATGCCGATTCCAGCCGCCGAAAGAGCGTTAGAAATCTTTTTCACCGCCGTGAATGCCGTGTATCCTGCAACAACAACGCCGATCTCCGCACCAACCGCCATGATAGACTTGACAACGGTGGGATTCTCCTCGCAAAACTCGTTGATGCCGGTCATGATCTGTGTGCCCGTCTGGGTAAGCCTGCGAAGTTCATCTTCATACAGACTGCCGACAGTCATCTTAAGACCGTCGGTGGCAGAATCAAGCAGCGTAACATCGCCCTGCAGGTTGTCAAGCTTGGTGTCAGCCATCTTCTGTGCAGCGCCGGAACAGTTGTTTATCTTCTCGGTAAGGGACTGGAAATCCTCGTCCGAGGCGTTGATCATTGCAAGCAGACCGTTGTATCCACGCTGTCCGGCAATCGCCATAGCGTTCTGGACACGCTCTGCCTCGGTCATCTGCTCAAAGTAGCCGCGCAGTTCGTTTATGGAATCGGAGAACCCGTCAATAGTGCCATCAGCATTTACCGCCGAGTATTCGACTTCTCCGAAAGCGTCAGCTGTGAGGGTCGCGCCATTGAGCAAGCCGTTGAATGTGTTTTTCAGTGCGGTACCTGCAACAGACCCCTTAACACCAGCATTAGCCATAAGACCAACGCCGACCGCAACATCTTCAATGCTGTATCCGAGCGCCCCGGCTATCGCGCCCGCGCCAGAAAAGGTTTCGCCCATGGTGGCAACGTTGGTGTTGGAGTTCGTGGCGGCCGCTGCAAGCACATCGGCGAAGTGCGCGGTATCCTTTGCAGTAAGCCCAAACGCGGTCAGGTTATCAGTGACGATATCAGAAACAAGCGCAAGATCTTCACCGGAAGCAGCGGAAAGGTTTATCATGCCGTTCATACCGGAAAGCATCTCATTCGCGTCCCAGCCTGCCATACCCATGTAGGTCATAGCCTCTGCCGCTTGATTCGCTGTAAAAGCGGTATCAGCACCAAGCTGTTTGGCTTTCGCTGACAATTCCTGCATCTGAACAGCGTTCGCGCCTGAAAGAGCCTCAACAGTACTCATTGTACCGCCGAACTCCTTCGACACATCAACACATTCATGATATGCGTCCGCTATCTTCTTCAGTGCAGTACCGATTCCTGCCGCTACCATCGCCGCCCCAACGGTTTCAAACGCCGTTGCGCCGGCGTCACCATATCTGGCGGCTTCCTCAGCAGCTTTTTCTTCCTGCTTGGTCAGTTCCTCGACCTGGGTTTTCAAGCGGGTGCTTTCACTTGTGAGCTGGTTGATATCAATGCCTGCGTCAGAGAGCTTCTGACCCATCTGCTGTAAGCGCTGATTTTTGTCCGCAATAGCCTGTTCGGTTTTCTCAATGCGGTTTTTCAGCTCGACTTCACGCGCCGCAAGCTGCGCCTCCTGTACCGTAGTGTCCTCGGTGCTGTTTTTCAGTTTTGCAAGTCCGCTTTGAGTAATTTCGAGCTGCTTTTCGTATGTACCAAGCTGCTTGGTGGTTCGTTCAATAACCGCCTGTTGTTTCTGATAGGCGCTGATATCGCTCTGCTGCTTATTCAGCGTCTGTATCTCCTTCTGAGTTTGAACAAGTATTTTCTGGGCGGAGTTGAACGTTCCTTTGAAGTTCTCACCCAGCCGTGCGCCGAGTTTGAACAACATTTCATACTGCTTGCTTGCCATTCAACCCTCACCCTTCCTTACTTCTTTTCCGACTCTTTCAGGATTTTATTGTGCGTAATAATCCACCGCTGTATTTCTTTAAGTGGCTGCCCCAGCCAAAATGGGATAGGTGCATATCCGTTTTGCGCCAAAATAAGGATATTGCGCCTTAGCGTCTCGACTGTGCAACACCGGACAAGAAAAAACGCGCTCTGTTCTTTATCCTCTCGAAATCGATGATGGATATTTTATAGAAAAAATCCACGCCGACAGGCTTTGTACAAGCCTTTGCGGCCATACGGATAAGATAATTCGCATCGTTGATAGCGCCATAGTACATTGTTTTCCCGCGAGATACAAGCTCTTCCTCAATGTTCAGAGCGTCCGCGCCGGTGAGCTTGTCAAAGTCAAATGCAAGCTCGGTTACCTCCTCACCGTTATACATAACGGTCTTGGTCAGGTGAAGTACATTCTCAACGCTGGTGTTTTCCATGGTAGCAAGCTCCTTTTCTACAAGCTCGTCCATGTTCTCGGTCTTTTCAAGGTCAACGTTTGTCTTTGCCATAATTCAAAATTCCTCCTCGAATAAAACGCCGCTCCCTGCGAAATGCAGGGAACAGCGATAGTAATTATCAGGACATACCCAGGCACTTGCGGATCTCCGCCGCTCTGTCCTTGCCTGTGTGGTCGATATAGCGGAAATTCAGCGGGTCAAACTCGCAGAGTTTCTTGCCGTTCGCGTCTATTTCCGCATAGTAGTGTACCGCATATTCGCCGTTCACTGCGATAGGCGATGCGTTCTTGACCGTACCACCGGTCAGCTTTTTCGGAACAACGCGCATGATTATCTTCTTCTGCTTGGTTTCCAGTTCGCCGCCGCTGTAATTGTAGTGCTGGTCGGCACGCCACAGGGAAAGCGTATGGACACGTTCCTCGGCAAGAGCATACGCCGCCTCGTTTGCGTGATTGAACTTAAACGTTGTGGTCATAGCCTTGAGCTGAGCCATAACAGGTATCTCAATCTCACCGAGCACCCCCGCGCCGCTCACATTGAATACCATATTTTCAAAATCCGGAAGGTCTACCTCCGCAACTCCGTAAAACATCTTTTCGTCCTCATAGATGGCATAGGAGATTACTCCCTCGTCAACTCCATTAGGCATTTCGCAGTCCTCCTTTCTTAAGAACCGAGCGCGGCTTCAAGCATATCCACGCTGTACTGAACGTGCATATCTATCTGCTGTGCAGGAATAGGCGATGCCGCCTGACAGTCAAGACGGAACATTCCGTTCATGAGATTTGTGACAGGGTTCAGCTCACTTGTATATGCGATCTCGCCGCCGTAGAGCTTACCCTCCGCCGTCAGACCGTTCAGCCATGCGTTGAACGCATTGATGATAGCGTCACGCAGCGCGGGGGTCAGAGGCTTGTCGATGTACTGCCAGAAAGTATTGATAAAAGTATTACAGAGCCAATCCTGCACTCTATTTGTGCAGATGAACATCTTGGCTACATCGCTCGTCTTGGGATAGCAGCCCAGATAGTTGCCCCACAGGGTCCAGCCGCCGTTGTTAAGCACGGTAACCACTCCGGCAGATACGCTGATAACATCAGCCTGCGGAAGTGAAAGCGTTACCTCAGTGCCATCCGCGCAAACCGCGCCGGTGATGGATACGGACTTGTTGGACGGAGACTCATACGGGCAATCGGCATTGTCGGAATCCACCTTTGCGATAAGTCCGCACACGATAACGGAAATATTGAAAAGGTAATCGCCGCTCTTGACCATCGGCCAGCATACGATCATGTCCTCGGATACATAACCGTTGTCGGTCTTGTACTTAAGCACCTTGGAATAGTCATTGACTGTCTTGGTGTTGATGTCCACGACCGCCTTGGCGCGGAACAGACCGTTGATACTCGGCGCTTTCGCCGCCATCACCGCCGCCACTGTCGGATCCGTTGACCAGCCGGGGGCGCATATAAGATCGGGAACAATGCCGACAACGCTGCGGCACATTTCAACTGTTTCCACAGCCATTTCAACGTCCACAGCCGTGATGGTGGAAAGGTCTGCGACATCATAGCCTATCTTGAGCTTATCGGCTCTGTAGCTCGAAGAATCTGCCAGTAGCTCGATACACAGCGCATTGCCGCTGTAATATGCCTCGTAGTCAGTACCCTTTGTCAGTACTGTTGACGCACTTCCTGCCGTTACCTTAAGATCGTCGTTTATGATAGCGTCAGCGGTAAGCTCCACGATGTGGTCGGCAACCGTGAATTCCTCGGCTGCGACCGCCTTCTTGTGCTTTGCCGGATCGAAGATGTTGTAGAATATCGCCGGCGACATGCCCATGAGTTTATGGTATCCGTACATTGCCTGACAGAGATTCCACTTGGGCGAACCGTCCGCGTTCCTCCACTCGGCGCTGTAGCCGCCGAGTTCCTCCGCCTCGCTGAATCCGGACGAAAGCTGGGGCTTGCCGGTGTAGCCCTTACCGCGATGGCAGGGCCATGCGCCTATGAAATAAGGAATACCGACCGCTGCGGTCTGCACCGCAACAACGCCGGTATCGTCCTTATATGTGTTTATGCCATGTCTTAAAGCCATGGTTTACTCCTCCTTGCCTGTGATTTTCCTGATAAGCGCGTCATACGGAATGTAAATACCGCGCTTTTCTTTCAGGTCGCTTCTTGCCTTAGCAACATTATGGTCTGCGACAATAAGCCGCTCGATCTGCGGATAATCCTTGAGCTTGCCGCCGAACGATTCAACAATTTCAGCCTTTGAGCCGAAATATATTCTGCCATTCGTGACAACTCCGCGTATTGAGGAACCTAAATAGACCCAGACCCTTGACTCTGCCGCCGCGTTCTGCCCGCCCTGCTCTGCCTGTTCCGGCTGTTCGGACGGTACTTCATCGCCGACGGTCTTTACCTCAGACATTTCCTCCGAAACGTCGGTTTTCCTTGCCAAAGAAATCAACCTCCCTCTGTATTGGTCTGATGTGGAATGTGCCTATCATTTCGCCTGCGTAGTAGGGCGCGGTATCATCGGGATAGACGACCGACTCAACTCCCTCATGCTCGTCAAGCACGAATTCTTTTCCTATCTGCACCTGTTCAAGCAGCCGCTCCTGCACCCTGTCCATGAGGTTGAGGAGCATTACAGCGCCGTCCTGCTCGTCCTGCGAGTACACGCAGAAGATAAAGCGCACCGCCGCCGTGTATTCGGGATTAGGATAGCCGTTCTCGCTCCGCTGGTGCTTGCTGTCGATAAACTGAACGATGATATACGGCGCGAGTTTCTTTGCCGAATTGCTGTCAGGCAGACGCATGAGATACACCGCCGGAACACGGCTTTTCTCCTTTGCGTCGCCTTTCTGGACTGCCTCCGGAAGAGAAATGTTCTTTATCGCGTCCTCGCAGAACGTTTTCAGTTCCTGAATGAGTTTTACCCTTGTCATGGTTACCTCCAACCGTTAAGCAGCGCCGTTGTTTCATGCTCCATGCGCTCCTCAAACACCTTGCGGACATTGTCGCCGACCGTATTTGCAAGGGTCGGATTCGCCCCCAGCATCTGCGGAACGGACGGACCGAACTTCTGCTTTATCGGCAGTCTGCTTGACCCGTACCGTTCAAAAAGCCCGATGTGTCCGCTGTCCATCGTTGCACGGAAAACGTGTTTCAGCGTTTCGCCGGCGGTGTTCCGCTTGACCTGCACTCTGTACAGCCCGGAACTGGTGATTTTTGCGTTGAACCGGATAAGCGGAACATGAAATCCGCGAAAACTAAGTCCGACGCTTATTTCATCGCCGGACTTCTGAATATGCTGCGAAGACTTGGTATACTTCTTGAAGTCGGACGTATTCAGCGAATAGTCCTTATTGACTTCACGCGCTACAGCCGCCGTGCCGCTCGTTGCGGCGCGGGTCAGGGAAGAACTGGCCGCTTTTTCAATGCCGCCCGGTATCCCGGCTAAGAGCTTTGTTGCCCGGTCGAGCGCCTTGGAGCTGCCGGAATCATCAGCAAGAGAAATGTTGACGATTCCGGAATAATTGCCGCCCGAATAGCTGTCACTCATCGTAATACCTCAGTTCCAGCGTGATAAGCCCCATCTCGCATTTGGACGTAACTACCGAATACTTGCGGAAAAACGTCTTACCCAGCGCCTCGCCGTCGTCTATCTCAAAGCGATGTCCCTGTTCGGGAATCACCCCGTCAAGGTCCTTCTCGTTGATATAGGCAACGGCGGTCACAAGGTATATGCCCTCAGCATGGTCGCTCTGAATTATAGGTCTGTCAGACTGCTTGACCCGCTGGAGAATGATCGGTATATCTGCATACACCTCTCCGTCATATTTCACCGTGTGACTTTCCGCAAACTCCTCGGTGTTCATCAGCACATTAGCGATATCGGACTTGACCATGTCCTTAAAGCCCATTATTCGCCCTCCGGATCATCGGACAGCGCGTCGGCGAAAAAGTCGTCAAGCGCCTTGATGAGTTCCTGCTTGGTCGCAGCTGCAGACACCTCGATACCGTACTCGTTTGCAATCGACTGCAAATCAGCTTTCGAGGTGTCCGGACCGTACTGCGGTATGCCAAAGTCATCGCCGGCGCTTTCGTCATTATCATTGTCATTACTTTCAGACTGAACCTCGCCGCGCTCGGCACCGTCCACCGCCTCCGCGATACCCTCGCGGACAAGCCTTAAGCCCAGTTTCTCGTCAGCATCAAACGGCGGGTCCTTGGGAGACTTTGGCTTTACAATACCGTCAACCACCAGCCCGAAAGTTGTATTAAGGATTCTGATTCTCATAGAAACCTCCTATCAGCTTACGACGGATGCCGCGAAGATGAACGGCGTGTAGTACCTGGGCATTGCGATAGGCCTTGAATAAAGCTCTACAGCTCTGGTATTATGGGGGTTGTCCACAAACAGCTTGGTTACTCTGGACTTGGCAATAGTCGCGAAGTCCGGACTGCCATAAGGCATGAGTGTGACCGCACTGTAAGCCACACGGCCGCAGTTCGGGAATGTTACCATTGCCGCGTCACTGGGGAAATAGCTCTGTGTTACGCCGTTATCATTTTCGTATTTATGTCCTACTACGAAAACGCGCAGCGAGTGACCACGGAAATTGAACGAGCCAAGCTCGTTAACGCCGGGAAGTATGTTGTGTTCGTTCACACTGCCGAAATTGATTGCAATGTTCTTGTTCAGCATTGTGTAAAGCTCCTCATTCTTGTAGAACACATCGGCAACGTCGGTGCCGATGAGCAGGTCAGTAGCCGCCATACCACGGTCGGAAAGCATCTCACACATCGCGTGAACATCTCCGATGATGTTGGCGTTAGAGCTGTTCCACTTGTTCTGCGGTGTGTATGTATGCTCCGTTGCAGTGTCATAGAACTGAATATGTTTTGTTTCGCCAGGGGTATTGATGTCGATGTACTCCTGCATGGTGAGCGCATTATTCTGCATTAACTGCGCGCACATCCACTCGATACGGCGGCGCGTTCTCTTTTCAAGGGTCTCAAGGTCCTCTGCAAGCAGACGTATAGCCCGCTGTGCAGGCGTGGAACCTGCGATAAGGGGCTCGCCGAAACCGCGTGCTGCCAGCTCGTCAGCGCTCAGCGGAAGTCTTTCAGCAATATATGCGGGACCGAATTCAGCCACGGTGTAGCCATCGCGCTCAATAGGTATAGCGCCGCCGCGTTCAGGCACGAAATGTGCCAGCTTACGCTCACCGCTCTTTTTGTACTCCACAAGGATCTTGTCCTCGGTATGAATATCACTTTTGCCAGTGGTAAAGTAGCGGTCGCTGAAGAACATTGTTTCAGGCTTCGCCTTTTCGTGAATGCTCTGCAGCACGTAAGACTTGGTTATATCAATATTTACTGCCATTTTGTCCTCCTCGTTAGTTAGAATCGGCGGCGGTAAACTCGATGCCATACTTGCGCAGGGTATCCTTGTCTGCCTCCGTCATCTGGTAGCTGTCCTTCATGATGATCTTGTTGCTGTTGAACTTGCCGCCGATGTAGATGGTCATGTTTACATCTTCGTCAGCCGGTACAGTGATATCATCGGTCAGAATACCGTAAGGCTCAAGCACCTCGCTGTCCGAAGACGAAGCGGTTGTTCCCAGGATAACAAGTGTGCCGTCCTTTGAAGATTTCGCAAGCACGGTGCCGCGCTTAAGCTCTCCTGTGTTCTTGCGGAGCTTTCCGGTGCCGACTCTTAACGCCGGATCCGTGCCGGCGACAAGATTGTCGGCGGATACTGTACCAAGCTTTTTGAGAAGTTCCGTTGTCATTTACTCGTCCTCCTTCAGTGCCTCGTCAATAGCTGCTAAAACCTCAGCCTCTTCCTGGGCTTTTGTCTGTTCCGCGCTGCCGTCAGCCTGCGGGGCAACTGCGTGAACATCTTCCACGCCGGAACCGCTGTAATCTGCCTTCATGTCGTTAAGGAACGACTGGCCTTTCCTTGCATTCTCCGACATGGCCTTGTAAGCAAGTTCCTCGGCTGTGCAGGGGTTCTTGTACTTAGCGTCAGCGAGGAGCTCCGGGCTTACCTGTCCGGCGATAGCCTCTATCTTCTCTAAGCGTGTGCGCTCGTCTGCAAGCGCTTTCTGCACAGCGGCGTCCATTGCCGTCTTGTTTTCGTCTGCGTGTTCTGCCTTGTAATCCTCTTCAACGCGTGCAGCGAGTTCGGGATTTTCTTTGCGCAGTTCAGCAAGATTTACTGCCATAGTAGTTTTACCTCCCTCATTGTTGTTTGATTTATTTGCATTGCCTTCGTTTGATTCAGGCTGTAATGCCATGTGGTGTGTCCCTGTAATATTTGGAGCATTATTTACAATCGGTATATTTTCAGGGCATGTTGCTCCGTAAAGCGGCATAAATCTGCCGCTCACATACAGTGCCGTCTTGTCAGCCGATGCAGCTATCTTGACTTCATCGCTCGTTTCAATGAGCTCGTCAACAAAGCCCTGCTCCTTGGCTTCTTTTCCGGTCATAAATGTTTCAGCCGACATCATACTGAGCAGTTCGGCTTCCTCTTTTCCGGTCTTACGCTTGTACGCTGCCAACATGACCTTGTCGTAAGCATCATTGGTCTGTGCCACTTTTCTAAGTTCATCTGCGTTGTAATAGCCAAATACAGGCGCTAATGACTTGTGTATCATTATCAGCGACCCCTCGGACGCCCTGACTGTATCAGCAGCGCACATAATGTGTGAGCCTGCTGACATTGCCACACCGTCAACGGTGCAGGTGATCTGTGTGCCGTTCGCAGCCATTTCACGTAGCTTGTTGTATATGACTATCGCAGTTGTACATGAACCGCCGCAGGAATTGAGCTTTATATCTAACTTTCGGCTCTTGGATATTGCCTTTAAGTCATCTAAAATCTCGCTTTCAACGATGTAATTTTCTTCCGTGGGCTTATTGGTGTCATAGTCAAACGGTCTGCTTTTTACTACCAAACCGTAAAGCACAAGCTCGGCGGTTTCCATATCAGCATCAGCCCTGACCGAATAGCCCTCACGCTCCGCGAAATACGCAGCGCCTTTATTCTTCATCGGCATTTTCTTCATCTCCCTCTTCATCATCGTCAGCGATGTTATTCGTCTGGGCGGGTATAATGTTCTTTATAAGCTCGTTCTCCACCGCAAGAGCAGACATATTGTCCTCCCAGTTTTCGCCGTAGTACTCTCTTGTGATCTGCTCGTTCGTCTTCCAACCGTGCTGAACCAACATGGCATTTGACTCAGCTTCCTTCTTGGGGTCAAGCTGTGTGAGCGCCGGACCGTCCCACCGCGCACCGCACCAAGCCGCTCGGATAAGAGGGTCGTCGAAGAAACCCGGTGCCCTTATCCTGCCGAGTGCAACAGCCTCAGCAAGCCAAGTTTCGTAAATTGGCTGGTTAAAATCGTTATTGACCCAGGAACGCCGCATTTTGATAGCCTCCCACGCTTCTTCAAGAGCGCCCTTTGACGCTGAATAAGACGCAGTGAACTCTTTGAGCAATATCTCATGCGGCATTTCAAGCGCCGCTCCGATCTGCTTAGAAATTGACTTGTTGAATGTTTCATATCCAGCAGTCGGAATGTTCGGATTACCGAACACGATTTTTTCGCCCTTTTTCAACTTAACGATGTTGCCAGGTGCCATTTCCGGCTCGTCCTCGTCTGAATCGCCATCATCAGAATGGTCGAACATCGGCATATCAGTCGAGTCCGTTTCCGTTTCTAGCCAGCCGGTAAAATACGTCTGAATGATTGCCGCTGTAAGTTCGCTTTCCGTGTATCTGCGGTTCTGCAGAAGCATTTCAATGACCGGGGCGAGATACGAAACGCCCCGATACTGGTCGGGACGCTCTGAATCCATGAGCTGTAAAACATTCGGTAATCCGGTCTTTTGGCTGAACGCCTCGACCCTGACCCACTTAATATCCGTAAGCATTGAAGAATACGGATAACCATTGCAGATATGATAGGCTACAACTCTTCCGCTGGCGTCAACCTCAACGCCATCATGAACAGCGTTATCACCACATTTACCCTCTGTCGCCGAAAAAAGACCGTTTGCAACTAAACTCAGCGGCGTACTTATCCGGTCAGCTTCAACAAGCTGAATGCAAAGAGAATATGGATTAAAGCGAGTCGGCTTGCGCCTTTTCAGCAGAACAAACACATCGCCGCTCATCAGCCATGATTTCACGGCTAACTGCTGCATTTCATAGAAGTTGTTTATGCCCAGCGCGTCACATGACGACTTGTTCAGACACCATGCCCGGAACTCTGCCTCGGTGCGCCTGCACCATTGCCTTGCACTTTCCGGCGAAAGTCCAAGCAGTTCCGCGTCAAGACTGCACTTCATTCTGAGTCCCGGACCGACTATCTTCGTGCGGTTGGTATTCACAGCGGCGGCAGCTATCGGAGAAGCCATATACAGCATGCGCCCACGCTGACGCATTGTTGCATTGTGAAAGTCTATATCCTCAACAGGCGCGCCCGAACGCGCATTGAAAGCCCTTAATGACCTTTTAGTAAGCGATGCTCCAGCGTCGCCGTACCCGCTTGCATATACATTTGAGTCGCTCAAAAACGTCCCCCCTTTTTTTGTGGAATAGCAAAGGCACGCCGTTTGACCGGGCGTGCCTTGATTGTATTAAATTGTAGATTTCACTTGTCGGCAATTGCGGCTCATGCGCCATTTTTGCCCATAAAAAAAGCACCTCTTTCAAGGTGCTAATATTTGTATTTTTTTGATTTTTTTGAGATTTTTTCAAAAAAACTATTGACAACCACGTTATAACGTGGTATAATAATATTGTCAGAAGGGAGGTGAAGGCGATGGACAATAAAATAAAAGAGCTCACCAAGTTGCTCGAACAGCTTGACAAGCTCTTGACCCAGGTGGTGAAAATCCTCATCACGGTCGGAACCATCTGGGCTATAATCAAGGGAACGTTCTTCTAAACGTTCCGCTCTACCGGGGCGAAAGCCCCGGCAAGAGTATTATAACACATTTTCAAAAGGAGGTCAATAGTATGAGCGAAAAAAACAGAACACTTCTCAAGCTGATCTGGCACATTGCAAGCATCTCCATGTCTGTGGTGGCTATAGTATTCTTAATCTGGTTCTTCTTCGTAAAGTAAAGGGGGATTTTTATGTTTCTGTATATCAAGGCATATCGGCTGCGTGCAAAGATTTCCGTGCCGAAAATGTCTGAACTCACAGGCATACCAAAGCGCACCATTGAAGACTTGGAAAAACGCGGCGACTGCCTTGTTTCCAATGCTCTGAAAATCACCGATGCGCTCGGCATAACCCTTAACGACCTGCTGGTGCCGCCGCCTGACGCCGCTGAGTAAGCCGTTTCAACATTCAAAGCGCCTGCCCGCAAGCAGGCGCTTTTTCTTCGGAGAAGAGCCGCATGCGCCGCTGCTGCCGCGCACACAGCCCTCGGAAAAATTATGAACTCTGCCGTGAAAGCCCTAAACCGGCAGAAATCAAGGCGCGATCAAATTCGCGCCCTCTTTTCTGCTGATTTTTGAAATTGATTGCAAAAATGATTTATCTGTCCGTGGGAATTATGCCCACGGTCTTGCGCGTTGCCTTTCCGTGCAGAATGGCATCATAGTATGCCTGCCGGTCAACAGCCTCTTCCAGCAGCTCGTCAAGCTTTGTCATGTCGAACTTGGTGATCTCCATGTCACCAATCTTGTACGATTTGACGCCGCCAGATGTAAGCGACTCCTGCGCCTTGATAAGTTCGTCTATACGTTTGGTATAATGTTCATGCATTTTACGAGCCGTATTTTTATTAATCATCGTTATCATCACCAATCATCGTAAAACTCGCTTTTCTTGCGCTTGCGCGGCTTCGCTTTCTTCTCTTTCATGGGAATTGACGCATTTTCTTCGCCCGGCTTAGCCGTTCGGAGCTTCTGCTCTATCGCGTCCCAGTCAGGCGAAAGTATCTCGCACGCCGCAAGATTGTAGTTCCGGATATCAAAAGCCTCGTTGCGCTCATGTCCGGGAATCTTCTGCCATTGCCAGGGGTGTTTCAGTTTCGGAACATACGCAAGGTGCTCCGACATCAGCTGTTTAAAAAATTGCTTGCCGTAATCGTCACGTAAGGGAAAGTGACAGTAGTTAGCGCCGGGTGACTGAACGCGGAGGTTGTCCACGATCTTCTGCTTGCCGGCATTAACGCCTATCTCATACACCCACACCTGTCCGATAACCTTACCGTTGACCACGATTTTTTGTTTCTTAGGCGGCGCGGTGTACGGTATATCCGGACGGTTCGCGCCCTTTATCGCAAACACATGGTCATATTGACGGGCAAGACAGTGCTGGCGGACTTCCTGTGTAAAGTGTCCGCCCTCGTCAATAAAAGTAAGCGAGATCTGCAACGAAACCCCGCTTTTAAACTTGTATTTATGAGATAATACCTCGTCAAGCCGCTCCCAGACTTCTTCTGTGTCAGGGCGTCCAAGGATAACGCCTTTCTTTATGCCCCATGTTTCGCCGAATCGCCGGTGTCCCACGACCTCATATTCAAGGCGGTCATCTTGTGTATCCACACCGCAGGTGAGCAGGAGCACGCCGTCCGGCACTTCTGCCTCATAAACTTCGCGCCGCGCCATAACATCATCTTCTGAAGCCATGTTGCCGCGCTCTTCCCAGAGCTCGCCGAACTGCGTATTATACACGACCTGCAGTTTCGCAGAATCCGTCCCCGCCTGCAGGAACTGTAATATTATCGACTCCCAGGTTGCCCACGGTGAAACCCATGCAGTCAGCCAGAACGAGCGCGTTTTGTGGTGCTTTCTGGCTTCGGGAACCGTGGCGACCCATTTCGCCGGCTGACTCTTCATCGTGTGTTCGTCGGATATGCCGCCGCATTCCGGGCACATATAGAAAATCTCTGAGATGTGGAATATCTTCTTGTCGCCATTTTCGGCGGCGTCCCACTCAAATCTGATATTATCAAATGTGATCTCGACATATTCGCCGCAATGGGGGCATTTGGTTTTCCACCGCTCCATCGTGCCTAAGTTGTAAGAGTTTTCGATAGCTGACGCCCCTTTTACAGTCGGCGTTGAAACCTCGACCATCTTCTTGTTGTAGAACGTTCTCGTTCTTGCAACCGCCAGCTCCCATGGGTCGCCCTCAGAGCCTGCACTCGTCGCCCACCTGTCGCGCTCGTCGCCGAATACATAACGGATAGGCATTGATGAAAGATCGTGCGCCACGTTCGAACCAGTCATGACGAGCACGCCGCCGGGGAACGACTTCTGCCGCTTGGTGTTCGCTGCGTCGCGTGACTTGGGATCAGCGACTTTGCGCTTAAGGCAGCGCGTTTCACGGATCATCGGCGCAATTCTCATTTCCGAGTAACGCTTAACATCGTCAATCGTGGGCTGTATCAGCAGTATCGGTCCGGGGTCCTGGTCTATGCAGTATCCGACCATGTTGTTAATGGTTTCAGACTTGCCGACCTGCGACGCGGCGACAACTACGATATGCTCGATAAGCGGGTCAGTAAAACTGTCCAGGATATCAAACATATACGGAGTTCGCGAGGTCCGCCACTTGCCGACTTCCGCCGATGACTCGGAGGTAAGCCGGCGGTTCTTGTCCGCCCACTGCGATACTGTAAGGTCTTCCGGCGGCTTCATGCCGCTAAGGATCTTCGCAAGGCAGGCGTTCAGCTTGTTCACCCGATCTTTTTCTGATTCTCGGAACACACCGCCACCTCCCGCCGCTCAAACCCCTTTCTGACACACGGATTTATTGATATTATAGCCCGAATTAAAGCCGCATAGGGCTTGGTGGGTACGGTGGGAATCGAACCCACATGATCCGGATTAAAAGTCCGGTGCTCAACCATTGAGCCACGCACCCGAAAAGGCGGGAACGGCGGGTCCTGCCCCCGCCGTTCATGCATAGCGATGGTTGATATTCCCGGAGCGTTGGCGCACGCCGGGAGCATGGAAAGGAAACACCGCCCGCACAAAAGCGGGACAAACAATTAGCGGGCGGCAGCGGGGATCGAACCCGCCGGCAGTGGGCTGAACCAGTATAAATACTGACTTTTACCATAACCGTATCCCGACATATACCACCGTCCCAAGACAGCAGGGCGGACTTGAACCGCCGACACGGGGTGTGCTTTCCCCGGCTCTACCAACTGAGCTACTGCCACACGAACACCACAGTTCCACCTCGGATAGTGCGCTCCCGCATTACCTCTGTTTCACCGCGAACGGATGAGTAGTCCGCGCCTGTGCCGTGTATTGTATACACAACGTCTTGACAAGAGCCTGCGGATTTGCACCGCACGCGCTAAGGCGCGGCACTGTGCGGCTCTGAAATCTGCGCAGGGTCAAAGGAGAAAGCCCCTGCGCCTTGTATCGTCTGCGCGGTGTTGCAAGTCCGCGCTATTACTCTGTTTGAATCGAACAAAAATACCGCTTGGGCGCGGTGATCAGACTGGTTGAATGTTGGCCCTGTGTCCGTCGCCTCAAACGGTATTTTTTCGATTATATTGTATCACAAATATAAAGGGACATGGGGGACATTCGGGACAAATTGCAAAAATAACTGAAAAAGATATTATCGAACAAGCTGTATTTACCCTCTGAAATCCGGTGCTTACTAACTTCACGCCGATTTATTCTTCATCTTCTCCATCGTCGCAGTCAGCGTCAAGTTCACGGTTAGTCCGCTGCCGCACCAGCTCGTCATATCTTTTCGGATCATACTTGTATTCGGATAAGTCCTTAAGGATCTCATGAACCTCATGCTCAATGATCTTCTGCACCTCGGCAGGCTCGGAGGACGCAGCGCAGTCAGTGGCACATCTTCCGGCAAGAGCCACAAGCCCGCCGCGAACAAAGTAGAGCAGGTCAGCAGTCATTTTCTGTACGTCCTCTGAACGGTGCATTTTGCCCTGGAACTCCTTTGCCTGCATTTCCGCGATAACCGCCTTGGACTCCTTGAGTTTTGCCTCTGCCTTTTTCCGCTTAAATTCAACATCAGCGGTATCATCATCGCTCCGGCGCGATTCCAGTGACGCGCAGTAAGCCCTCATGGTTTGTGTAAAGTCGTAGAGTGCACCGTGCTTTGTCTTGGTTTCCTTGATGATCCCGCGCGCTGTTATGTCGCGGATCCATGACGTAGTCTTTCCGGTCGCCGCAACGATGTCAGCAGTCTTCACGAATATCTGCGCTCCAGCTTTCAGCGAGTAGATAATCTCCGCCGGCTCCGAGGTCGCGGGACGTGCGTCCTGTGCCGCCTCTGTACGCGCTTCTTCCTCCATATCCTCCAGCCTTGCCGCCGCGTCAAGCACCGCGCTGTCGCCGCTCACAGAGGGAACATCAGCCGCTTTCCTGCGTGGCGTGCGCGCTGGCTTATCCGTGGCGGCTTCCGGAGCTGTTTTCTTCTCAGTCTTACACTTGGTATCCGCACTCCCTTTGGCGGTGCTTGTAGTCTGTTTTGCTCCGCTTGAACCGCATTTTTCACTACTTTTAGCGGATTTCGCTCCGCTTTTCGCCGTTTTCTTGCCGCTAGGCGTGGTTTTTGCGGTACCCTTGGTGGCTTTTGCCCCGCCCGGAACTGGCTTTGTAGCCGCCTCCGACACCGTTTTTTTGACCTCGGTTTCCTGTGCTTTTTTCCTTGCCATTTTTCTAATACCCCCAAAAATATTTTTTTCAATTCAAGTGACCCGTTTTTTTCTCCATGACTAGGCGAAAATTGGGCGTCGGCGAGCCTCACCTCACCCCGCCCCCGGTTCACAGTACCTTGAGGGGGGAGTTCACATCGGCAAAAGGCAGGAACAGTGCCCTTGCGCCGCTCTCTGCCATTTTATTGATGCCGTGTTGGGTGTCAGTTGTACTCCTTCAGCAGGATAGCAAGCACCTTTTCTGCTTCTGATGTCTGAGGCTCGATTTCCTCGCCTCGGTCGTAGTTGTACACTACTTTGCTGTCCTGGACAAGTGTTAGCTTGGAGATTCTACCGTTGTCAATTCCGAACTGGCTTTCGTTCTCATAGTGTTTCACCCAGTAGCTCACCGATGTCATACCGCCGTTGCCGCTCGGTATTCCTATTGTTCCCTGTGTCCACATATTCTTCTCCTCCTGCTTGATGTGTATTTCCTTTCGGTGTGTCCATATTAACTCTAAAGGGACGAAATTGCAAGCGATTGCAAAAGAATATCCTGCACAAAGATTTCGCAGATATCATGTGTATTTTACCTGCTGTAGCAACGGTGAATGATGTCGATGATCTTGTTCTGCTCCTCGGCTGACACTCCGATACTCTTCAGAGCCTCTCTTGTGCCGCATTCCGGGCAAATGAGTGTGTGGCCATCATCGCGCGATATTGCAGGCGGTGCGGTATAAATCGCGCTGCACTTGGGGCATTGCGCCGCTCTTCTTGGTGTTGTTTCTTTCATAGTGCTGCCTCCTTGCTTCTCTTTACTGCGTCCATCAAGATATTGATATCAAATCCGAAATCTTTGTAGCCTTCTCTGCAGGTGTTGATGTACACCGGACTCGGTACTCCTATCCGCCTATCCTCATGCATAATGTAGGCAAAGCAGTCGTGAACGCCCAAGTCCTCGCTGTCCTTGCCCCATATCTGCTGTCGGAATTCCTTCTTGTAGTAGAATGCGGGGAAACCCTCGTAGCGGTCTAAGGCGCTAATGTCGCGCTCTGTGACCGCCCATACGCCCACGGGCACGCTAGAGCCTTTGCGCCGCTCAATGGTCAAGTATGCCCCGGTCTTGCTCCCTTTGAAGAGGAGCTCATAGTCTTTGATTTCAGCCGTTCCGTAGAATTTTGCGTCTGGACAGCGTATGATCATCTGAACAATGTTGAGGTTGCTGCCATAAGCCAAGTAGAGTTTTTCTTTCATAAAAATACGTCCTTTCTGAAGAATTGCCCTTCTACCACCCTAAGACCGCGAAGCGGTCAGGGGATGTTTGCCGGGGTCATGCAGTTCTGCCGTTTCGGAAAGCTCCGTCGCCGCTCAGGCGGTTCGTGAAGGTTTCTCTTGCGGTCTTGAACTCGTTCCCGATAAATCCAAGCCGAAGGAGCCAAGTGCGCATCGCGTATTTAGGGTTGTCCACCTGCTGGGGCTTGGGGCTTGCGCTCTTTGCGTTCTTTGCCATCGCACTGAGCGCTAAACAAAGCTGAATGTAGCTCTTGAGCTGTCCTGCGTGAAGTCCGTTCTGCCTTGTGCCGCTCGGTGCATCAAATTGGAAAAGCCTGAACTCAACCGTGCCCTTGGTGAAAGTGGCGTGCAGGTTAAGCATGTGGTATCTGCTGTCGTTGTAATGCGCTGACCGGCCGTAGCTTGCGTTCTGGCTAGTGTACCAGATGTCCGCAAGCTCCGCCATGGTCTGGGGCTTTTACGGTTGAGCTGTTCGAGGAATGCGGGGCTTACCGTGCGGCAGTAGCGGTTCATTCTTCCTCTGTCGATGTTGAGGGCGCTTGCTAAAAGGCTTTCGTGGCTTGCCATTATATTGGCGAGGTTCCTGAGGCTCTGCGGCGTGTGTCCCTGTGCGCCGATGTGAACGTGTACCCCGCAGCCCCTTGTCGCATCGCTCTTGGCTCCTGCCTTGCGAAGTCGGCGAATGAGTTCCTGAAGTGTTTCGATATCGCTGTATGTAAGGATTGGGGTGACCATTTCGCACTTTTCACCGTCAGGTCCGTGAATGCTTACGTCTTTCTGGAATTTCCACTCGCGCCCCTCGCTGTCCCAAGCGGAGAAGGTGCAGTATCCGTTGCAGCCGGCGGTGTTTTCGTGGCGGTGCGTTCCGAAGAACTCAGCGGCGATCTGCGCGGCTTTCGCTCTTGTTATGTTGTTCATCTCGACCTCAACGCCTATGGTTTGGTTCTTAATGCCCTCGATCTGTACCTGTGTGTTTTTCATTGTCGTGTCCTCCGTTTGGCTTTGTTTTCCTTTCGGTGTGTACATATTAACTCTAAGGCAACACCGCACAATTAACGCCCCATTGCCATAAAAAGAGTGACATGCT